GTCAGCATTGGCACTGAGTCAAGAAGCAGCGCTCCCTGAGCGGAGTACACCGTCATTGCCCAATGACCACTCATATAAGAGTAGTTCAGTGTAAGGTTCAAAGTCAACGGTAAACCGTCCACCGTCAACTGTACAGACAGTGATTGGTTTGGCATGGAGGTCAGCGGCACTATTTGATTAGCCAATGGGTTCCTCCGCGCTAGAGACACTGGACAGTGTGCCTGCTCCGATAACAGTCGGAGCAAGTGGATCGGCTACCTCGCCAAACTGTGCCGCTTGCGCCGTTGTCAGCGGAGTACCTGTAGTAACACCGCTGCTGGTCAACTGCGTGGTCTGCGGCAGTGCACTAGCTGCTACCTGCTGCACATTGGCAATGAACACCTGCTTGAAAGTAACTCGACACCGCAAGCTGGTCTTAGTTTTGTTAGTCTCTTCCGGTGCGATGGACTCGACCATCATATTGGAGTAGACTTTCAACCGAGTGCCAAGAGTGACTATCACACGGCCAGTTGCCCAGGATGCTATCGTAGTAAAGGCATTGACACTCTTCGATGGCTTTGATGATACAGCCGCACCTACCCACGGAACTGCGTTAGGCGCGTATGAACTAGTGTATGCGGCCATAGCATCAGAAATTCCTATATCAAGTGTCACGCGTGCCGGCATGGCATAGGCATGGTCTGATATGCTAGCACCAGTTTGTACTGGGTGCTCAGTTATATGCGCTTCCTGCTGGTGCTCAACACGCATGACTGCGTCTGGAACGTACATCTGCGATGCCGTGCCGGATGCTGTCATAGTCGTCACGCCACTCGCGGACGTGGTGGTAGTGTTCGCCGGCGCGTTCTGTGAACCGCTGATCAGAATGTAGTACAAAGGTGATGCCTGCCACTGCGGCGGGCGCCAGGGCGAACTGCCGGCGCCATTTGACAGCAAAGCTGCACCAATGATCCCGGCGGCCATTAAGCGAATGCTCCTTGGAACTCAAGAAGGTTACGCTGAGTAGCTGTGCGCAACCCGTCTAGAACACCCGCCGACACACGCGCCTGCACCTCTTGTGGGCTGGCGTTAGGCTGATTGATATGAACGTTGACGGAGCCGATAGTTACTGCCTGCGAATCATCGCCATATGACTTCTGATACTGCTTGTCCCACCGTTCCACGCCCGCTGTGTAGTTACTTTGTGTATCGGCGTAGTAACCACCCTGCTTCAACCGCCCGGCGAAGTCTTCAGGCGACGTCGCTTGTTCTATACCAGAGTAACGGCCGCCTGGCCGCATCATGTTGGCATAGTAATCACCAAACTCGTCCAGCGAAGAGAAATTGCGGTAGTCCTTGCCGTGCCCACCTGGAATGTTGACTCCAGCTAGATTGTTTGTGCCGCCAAGATGCTTAAACCCGCCGGTCTCATGCGCCCACTGAGACCACAGCAGGTCTGGGGCAATGCCGGTCTTTGCCGATACACGCTGCGCTAGCGCTGCCGCTTGTTGGGCCGTAGCCTGGGCATCGCCAGTTGGTTCGGCGCCGCCTTCATAAGTGGCCTTTCTATGCCCACGCCACAAGTCCAGGCCACCTCCAGCTACAGCGCCTACACCGGCACCGATCAGCGTACCTTCTGGACCAAAGAATGAACCTAGCTTAGCACCGGTCAGCGTTCCAGTGATAGTAGCTGCACTCGGAGATAAGAATTTCTCGATGGCAATGAGTTTTTCTAACAACCAAGCTACGGCATTCGCGCAGTGTTCTATGGCTACTGCGAACCGTTCCCACTTGGGTAGGCTTTTGTCGACCTCGTCACCAGAGAAGGCGTCAATGACATCTGCAAAATCTACCGCCAAATTACCTAGCAGTTCACCGGTATCCTTCAACACTCGCCATACAGCTTTGAGTATTGGAACTAGGTGCTTATTTATCTTTTCAGTAATCTCCGGCAAATGGTCAGCGAACCAATCATTGAACCGCTGCAACTTATCAATCCACAAATCAATCTGCGGGCCGAAAGCATTCAGCAGTCCGTTCATGACTGACTGCTTCAAATACTGAAGGCTAACCTCCATCTGAATCACTTGGAAGCGCAGTTCACGAGCCTTTATCATGTTCTCTTCAAAGTTAGCGGCGTTCAAACCGCCTTCCATCGTATCTTGCAACTTCTCAAGCCGATCGGCGCGGTCGGATAGCTCCTTGTCCCAGGCAATCATGCCAAGTGGTTGGCCCAGAGCATCCATCGTGATCTTCAGCTTCTTCGCTGCGTCGGCGTTCATATACATCGTCAAGCCGAACAGACGGTACTCTTGATCAGCTGCTGCTACTGAGCCGGCCATCTCCACGGCGCTGGCTGCAACGGCTACGAATGCTGTGGTGGCAGCGACCTGCCACTTCAACAGTGATGCAGCCATCTCAAGCGCACGCGAGTCTACCTTAGCGGCGACGTCGCGAAGCACCTGCTCAAACTTCTGAAAGCTAGGAGCGTCGTAACTAGCGCCTAGACGCACGAGATATTCTTCAATGACATTCGACATGATGCTCCTCCTTCCACAGGTCTATTAGCGCGGCGCGTTTCTTTGCGACTCGCGATAATCTTCTAAACGCGCTTCGTTCTCTTCCTTAACATCTAAAAACTCATGAATGTCAAGTAAGTCCTGCACATCGTAAGTACCGTCAAACGTCTCACATTGACGCCACAGCCCGGCAACTACCGGGCGGAATAGAAAGCCGTCAAGGCTAGGATATGGAGCGGCATCAAAACCTCCACTGCCTAGCCGAGAACTGCCTTCAACCCGCCCCCGTCGAAAAAATCAGCCAGATTAAAAAGAAGTGACTGCACGGTAAGTTCCATGACAGTCATCAAGTTATTGGCCAGCGCTACATCAGCGAACACGCCAGAGTCTGCCACGATGGGCATAGGAACCTCTGAGCCGTCACCAGGATCTTGCAGTTTGCCAATGACAGCTAAGCAGTTATTCTGGATGAACGAGAAAGTCTCGAAGTCCAGCCCGCGCAGGAACGCCGTGAACACAGCGGCGAGGAAGGAGTTTGAAGGTGCTCCGCCTTCTTGCGCGGCACCGGCGTTAATACCAGCAGCCAGCACGCGAGTCAGAATATAGCTGCCAACGTTAGGCCGCATCTTGCGCAGCAAGTACCGCTGCCCGCCTACTTCTACGATTTTGGTTTTTTGCAGATCAGCCATGAGTTACAGCCCCAATCCTGACGCTAGTGATGTGATCAGAGTCTGCACAGCGCTGCCGGTGCTGACAACATCAGCGGCCATGAGAGACCAGGTAATCTTCTGGCCGTGGGCCTGATAAGACTTGTCTGGCACCTTGGTGAATGAGCATCCAGTGCACTTATGCGTCGACCCATCCAGCAGCGTTTGGATAGAGATAGTAGTTGAGGCCCACGCTGCTACCACGCCTTGCTCAGCCAGCGTCTCTGCCAGGTTGTAGGCATTAAGCAGCTCCTTGTGCAGCAAGGATGTCTGCTGGACCTCCAGTGTGACGGTGCCATTATTGCCTGACACATATGACACCATGACAGTGCCGTCAGCAGCCACCTCATGCACAGTGCGCTCAGATGCCATGGCGATGGTAATGGTTCCGGCGCCTACGTTGCCACCCGTGAGTGGGATAGTGACGCCCAGCAGCGGGTTAGCGATCACGCCGACGAGATCCTTAAAACTGTAAGTTGTACCTACTGACATTGTGGCTCCTTCGTTTCTTTGTTACAAAAGTGGCTACAAGTTAACTCCCTACCGCAGTCTTAGAGCTGAGTGTATACTGCTATCGTCAAGCTGGTAACTGCACCTGCTGTAGTAATCGAGGTGTAGATCGGCATCGCCTTACCTGCGGCGCGGTCACCAGATGACTGTGCAGCATATGGCTGCGACTGATTCAACCAGCCGTTAGGCACTGCCTGCCCAGTTGAAAGGTTCAGCACTGTTGCGCCTGTCCAGATGGCTGGTGCCAAGAAGCCGATATTGACAGCATTGGCGCATGATGCATCGCATGCGTTAAGTAGCAAGTGCTGGCCGCCATTGGTCTGTGGCACTGCGGGGTTAGCCTTCAGCACATTCAAGCAGTTGATCTGAAGATTGGCCACCAGCATGGCCAGATTGATCCAGAGATACGATGGTGCGCCGTTGGACATGAAACCGGGTTCTAGTAACTGATACGGGCTGAAGTTGCAGTAGGCGTTGAAGCCGGCACTTACGACGTTGTTGTATTGAGTCTGCGTCAATGGTTCTGCAGCAATACCAGCCAACTGCTTGTGCGCCATGGTGAAGAAGCTGCCGGCTAGGCCAGTGTTCAACCCCATCTCAACGCCCATCAAAGCTACAGCGGCATAAATGTTGTTGGGATACAGGCCGTTCTGCGTGGTAGAGTAAACACCCAGTACGCGCATCTCCAACGTCTGCAGCTGTAAAGCGAGGTTGTTAGCGGTGCCGTTAATAATCGCCACGTCGCTGGACCATGCGTAGTAGCGCACGGTGGCCCACAGCGCGTCGGCCCACTCTGAAATAACCAGGTTGTCAGTATCGCCAGGGTTGTTCACCGCCAGCCCGTACCACGTCGAACTGGCGGCGCGGCACGCCTGCGATGCTTGCAGCAGTGACTCACCGGCTGTGATATTGACCTTTAAGCCAGTACCAGTGGAAGGCGACGTAGCCACAGTCGCCAGTGCGGTGGCTGTAGTGTAGCCAGTGCCCTGCGTTCCCGGAACGGTACCAACAGTCAGCACCTGCCCAGCGGCGCCGACGGTCAACACAGTCAGCGTGCCATAGCTGGCGCTGCCCTGCGTTACCGTGACGGTATCAAGCGCGTGATAACCGCTGCCGACGAAGCCGATACTAGTCTGCGCTGCAGATAC